TAGAACAACCTGAAGTCAATTGGTTATAACCCTATACCACTATATATACGGATAAATAGACCTCAAACCCTTAGTGGAAGCCAAACAGTAATTTAATCTACACACTGTTTTGTGTGTTAATCTATATACCCCTTATAGAACATAAGGACCCTTAGGGTCTAAGAGATCCGCGTTGTCCTCATGCGTCCGGTGGTACGCAGCGGTATACCACCACTTATTTATGGAGTATAGTATGACTGTAGAAGCTTTTCTTAAATGGAAGATACTTCCAAGACTTATGATGTTAGCAAGTACTGTTATGTCTTGGAGATGTGCCGAATGGTTCATGTCTATACCTGACCCAACAGGAGCACAGTCTGCTTTTGTATCTGTGGTTATGGGTGTTATGACAGGCGTATTCGGGATTTGGATGGGCCATGAACATAAAGCGTAGCCCCTGTGTGGGGATTTGTACCCTAGATGCAATGGGTAAGTATTGTGTTGGATGTGGAAGAACCATAGACCAAATAATAAAGCGAGGAAACAATGCCACCAAGAAATCATAAAGATTGGGTAAAGCAACCAAAGGTTGAATATATTAGCTCTAAAGTTTATTCAGACTGGGGTTTATATAATCAAGAACTAGAATCTATCTTTTCTAAAGTATGGGTTCCTATGTGTCACATTTCAGAAATGTATAATAAAGATGATTATCGTACTACACAAATTGCAGGTCAAAATGTAATTGCATGGAATACTGGTGATAATATTAAAGCTGCATACAATTTACAGATACAATCACCTGCTGGTAATCTTAATTCTATTGATAGAGGTTGTGGTAAAAAACTACATTGTGAAGTTAAACACGGCGGCATGATATGGGTAACACTTGACCCTAACCCTACACAATCTGTAGATGAATGGACAGGTGGAGCATTTGATTGCATTGCTGAGGCTATTGACACTGAAGAAATGGATGTGTTTCATTATCATAAAGCAGTTATTGACACTAACTATAAACTTTGGCATGACACGAACAGCGAGTTCTATCACGATTTCATGCATTACTTTAATCGTGTGTCAGGATTTAATGATGAATATTTCGCCAGAAAAAACATTCCTTTTGATAATGGTCATGTTAATGTTAGTAGCTTTACAGTTAACTACGAAGAGTACGATGGTTTCGAAGACCGAGGTGAACTCTCATTCCCCAACCTTCCACCAAACCAATGGTACATGGTCGATCTGTTTCCGGGATATAATTTTAACTTGCGTGGAAGCGCATACAGGTCCGATACAGTAACACCACTAGGACCAAACAAAGTACTAATTGAGTTTCGTGGATACGGCCTGAAGAAAGATACACCTGAAGAACGACAGACACGTATCAAGCACCACAACTCTATATGGGGGCCATTCGGTAGAAACCTACATGAAGATCTTATAGGTGTAGCTGGTCAGGGTACAACTATGCGAGAAGGTACAGAGAATAGAAACATATTACATGGTCGTCATGAAAACCAAACTATTCATGATGAAGTAGGTATGCGTCACTATTATGCTGAGTGGTCTAAGTGGATGGGTGTTGATTCTATGACAGGAGAAGCAGCATGAGAAAATATAATGAGACCCTCAAAGTGGAAAAGAAATAATTATAAAAGCCCTATTGTATATTTAGGAGGAGAAGAACCATGTCAATTACAAAAGGTGGAGAAACCTTCTCCGGTTACAACAAACCAAAGCGAACCCCTGGGCATTCAAAAAAATCTCATGCGGTCCTCGCAAGGTCGGGCGGCAACCCGCCAAAAGGGAAACTAATTCGTTTTGGTGAAAAAGGAGCAAGCACTGCAGGTAAACCAAAATCTGGTGAGTCTGATCGTATGAAAGCTAAACGTAAATCATTTAAAGCTCGTCATGCTAAAAACATTGCTCGTGGACCCTTAAGCGCAGCGTATTGGGCTAATAAGGTTAAGTGGTAATAATGGAGGACAAATTGTTAGAAGCGGTTCGAAAACACGCAGAAGGCCATGTGGCTAAGCACGTGGCAAACATTGAGGTTTATTTAAACAATCCTGTTGGTATTGGTGAGCATAGTGATATTATTGATGCTATTGAAACTGAGCTAAGCAGTATGGCTAAGTGGCATGAAAAACTAGAAATGCTTGACATATACATTATGGAGGATAAGGATGGCTGTAAATGCGGCAGGTAACTACACGAAACCGACAATGCGTAAAAACTTGTTTAACAGAATTAAAGCAGGCAGTAAAGGCGGTCGTCCAGGCCAATGGTCGGCACGAAAGGCGCAGATGCTTGCTAAAAGGTATAAAGAGAATGGTGGAGGCTATAGAGATTAAAAATGAAAAAGCCATCGCAAAAGAGTCTAAACAAATGGACTTCTCAGAAGTGGCGAACCAAAAGTGGTAAACCCTCTACACAAGGCCCGTTGGCTTCTGGAGAGCGTTATATGCCAGCTTCAGCTGTGGCTAGTCTCTCGTCAGCAGAACACGCTGCTACCACTAGGGCTAAGAGAAAAGCTACAAAAGCAGGAAAACAATTTAGTAAACAACCTAAAAAGGTTGCAAGCAAAGTAAAACGACATAGAACGTAAACCCAGGAGTGGTAAATGTCTAGATTTGTACAAGAAACACATAAACAAAAAGATGCTAAGAAACCTCAAGCTGCATTACCTAAGGCTGGTTCTTATGATTTAAAAGCTTTAGAAAAAGCTAAGCCTATATATTCAGGTACTGGAGGGAAAAGGTAATGGAACCCGAAGGATACAAAGAGGTTGTTAGTGATGAACAACTAATTAGCATGGTAGAATCTGGTGTTCAGAACTCTACTGGCGATTGGTTAAACTCATCTGAACTAGCACGAGAAAGATTAAAAGCTACTTACGAATATGCAGGAGTAGCTGACTACCACTTATCACCTCAGGGTGTTAGCACAATTGTAGACACATCTACAACAGAAGTAGTTGAAGCTTATACAGCTGTCTTATCTGATCTGTTTCTTACAAATAAAAGACTAGCAAGATTTATGCCTTGGGATAGTTCACCTTCAGCAATTCAAGCTGCTAAAGATGCTTCTGACATAACTAACTATTGTTTGTTTAAAAAGAACAATGGGTGGGAGCTTATACAACAGTGGATGAAAGCAGCATTACTATGGAAGAATGCTGTGTGCCGTTGGGGATATGTTGAAGATTACGACTATATGTTTGAAGAGTATGAAAAGATTAGTCAACCAAATCTTGATAAACTATTATCAGAAGATGGTGTTGAAGTTGTAGGTGATTTAGAGTTTGAAAACGTATTTGAACCAATGGATACATTTAATGAACAACCCGAAGCAGAGCTTATGTATATTGATGTTCGTATTCGTAAACGTATTAATAAGTCTCGTGTTAAAGTAGAATTAGTTCCACCAGAAAACTTTCGTATATCAAGAGATGCTACTTGTATAACTGATGCAGCTTTTGTTGGTATGCAGACAGAAATGACAAGATCAGAAATCCGTAAGTACTATCCTGAAATGGCTGATAGTATTGATTCTTGGGATGAGCTTGGAGATGATACATGGTCAGGTAGTTTAAAATACTCTCAAGACATTGCAGCACGTAAACAAGTTACAGGTCAAGAGTATACTCAAGGATCTTTGCAGCAGGAAACCACACCACTAGAAGCTAATCGTGAAGTGGCTGTTACAGAGTGCTGGATGCATGTTGATCGTGATGGTGATGGTATTGCAGAATTAAAACACTTTATTATAGCAGGATCTCACATCTTATATGAAGAAGATTGTGATGAAGTCCCAATGGCTTCCATTGTCCCTATTGATATTCCGTTTGAATTTTATGGTTTATCAATGGCAGATTTTACACGTAGTTCTACATTGGCATCGACCGCTATCCTACGTGGCTTTGTAGAGAATACCTATCTCACTAATTATTCGCCTAAACTGGCTGATCCTAATGTGGTAGACTTCTCTGCATTGCAGAACATGAAGCCTAAACAAATCATACCAACTAATGGTAGCCCTGTAGGTGCTGTTCAACAGCTACCCCCTGAAACAATTTCAACAGGAACTGTACCATTGCTTGAGCATTTGCAAATGATTAAAGAACAGGCTACTGGTATGTCTAAAGCTGCTCAAGGGCTTAATGACACGTTATATGTGTCAGGTAACTCTGAGCAAAAACTATCGGCGGTTCAGTCTGCTGCACAAAAACGTATTCAACATATTGCTCGTAGGTTTGCTGAAACAGGATTTAAACGTCTTTTGTCTGGTATTTATTCTACAATGCGTAGTAATATAAAAGGTAATATGAATTATAATATTGCAGGTGCATTTAAGTCTATTAATATGGAATCACTTCCTTCAACTATGGATTTAGAAGTTTTATTAGATATTGGTGAAAACTCTAATACTTCTATGATTTCTAAATATAGTAAAATTGGATTAGAGATTTTACCATCACTTAATCAACAAGGTGCAGGTATGATTATAAAACCAGAAGCGCCAGCTATTCTTGCTACTAAATTAATTGAAGCAATGGATGTAGATAGTAATGACTTTTTAGAAGATTATAATACAGAAGACTTTAAACAAAAAGCTGCTAAAGCAATTCAAAATCAACAACAAAAAGCTCAAGCAGAACAAGCATTACAACAACGTAAGGTTGAAGCTGAAGCTGCGTTATCAGAAGCAAATGTTATTTATACTGGTGCTCAAACTAAAAACACTATGGATGATAACTCTAAACAGCTTGCAGTATCTATTGATAAACATTTTCAAGAATGGGCAGATCTTCAAATTAGAGCAACTAAAGAGGGTGCAGAGTTACCAGAACATCCTGGGTATGACCAGATTATTATGTTAGCTAGGCAAATCCTAAGCCCACCTCAACAACAGCCACAACCACAGATGGAACCACAGGG